CAGGATCAACAGGTTGTACTCCTTTAGTCATCAGACAGGATGCAGCACAGAGAGCTTTCTTCATAGACCAGAATGGTAATAATAACTCTATTCAAATTGACTCTGAAGCTACAACTGAACCAGTAATCCAACTTAATGATCCTAAAAATACTTCAGCTCCTGTAGTTCAAATTCAAAATTGTGATGCTCTTACAACTGGTGCAGCCCTGAGGGTTCATTCAAATAGTTCAAATACTAGTTCAAGAAACATAGGTGCTTTCCTTCAGGCTAATGCTTCTGCAACGAATGCGACAGCTTTATTTGTAGATCAAAAAGCAAATAAAAGGGCTTTACATATTAACCAAGATGGAAACGCTCAAGCTATAAGGATAGAAGCTGATACCACAACAAGTGATATAATATCTTATGAAGGAGGATCATTAACTACTGGAAGGGCTTTAGTTATTACAGGATGTAATGCTCTCACAACAGGTTTTATTATGTCTTTACAATCTAACTCTTCAGATTCTAGCACAAGAAGTCTTGTAAAAATGCAAAATAATGCTGGTTTAGCTACAGGTGCAACTGTCTTACATATAGTACAAGACGCAGCTCAAAGAGCTCTATTCATAGATCAGAATGGTGCTACAGGTGCAGCAATACAAATCAACCAAGCTTGTAACAGTGCAAGTACTGTATGGGCTGTAGATATAATCAACAACAATGCAGGAGCTGGTGTACCTGGAGGTATAGACTTTGGATCTTTCTCTGTAGATGAGCCTATCCTTCATGCTAGAGATGATGCAATCACTAACCCTGGTACGCTTACCAAACAAATAGCTGTAGAAATAAATGGTACAATATATTATCTTTATGCTTACACCACAGGAACTTAAAATGGAACTCAAAACAGAAAGTTACAAAAAAATTACAAATCCAGACAATGGAGAAACAGAATACGAAATAACTAAAACGTATGAAGAGACATACACTGTAATTGAATCTATCGCAGATTTACAACAAGTTAAAGACTCTCTTCAATCTCAAATCAATGAGATCAATACTAAAATCTCTGACTTAGAGAAGTTATAATTCTATCCCCTACTTAGTAGGAGGGAAAGGTTTATATAGTTCTACCACTACCACTAGTATATGAAAAGAATAACTTGCATACACTGTGGATATTCCTGGCGGACAGAGTCTAAACTCTTACTAGTTACTTGCCCTAACTGCGGCAATAAAACCACCAAGTTTAAACGGAGGAACAAAGAATGACAAATCTAAAAATAAAAAAAGTAAACCATAAAGTCGGAAAAAACAACAACCCTTACATCCAATATGAAACAGACCAAGGCAACTTTAGTTGTTTCAAAGAGGATGCTAATGAGAAGTTGAAACAGATGGAAGGACAGAATGTTGATGTTGAGATCACTGAGCGTAATGGCTTCAGGAACATTGTTGCTTTCTTAGGTACTGGTGCAGCTACTTCTAGTGTTATGCCTACACCTTCTATCCCTGTGGAGAAATGCAACAATGCTAGTCAGCCTGTCCAGTTACAGGCTGTTTCAGAAGAGGCTAAGTTCAGGATTAACATAAAGAAGTCTGCTAAAGATAAGCATTACTACGAGGTTACTGTTAGAGCTAGTTCTATCACTGAGGCTCGTGAGTACCTTAATGATGCAATAACCTTAGCTAAGGAGAAGTGTACTGTTCTTGATGAGCAAGCTGCTGGATCAGGCTTCAATGGTGGTGACTCCAATGATAGTTGAATGTCTAAAGCTCGAGAAGTGTACTGATGCTTACAAGCTCTGTCACACCTGTAGCAAGAACCAAGCTACCCGTAAGAGTTACTACCAGGAGAATAAAGAATGATTACCATTCACGAACTCTTAGTAGTCATAGTTGTGATTATGTTCTGCATGGTGGCTATTAGATATATCTTATTTGATTAGTTTTTTCCTGCCCTGTAGGATTAACCTAAACCTCTCTTAAAGCTGTCTGCTTCGCAGAAAGCATTAAGGAGGCTAGGCTAAGTCCTGGGCATATGGAAAAAACAAATACAAACGATAAGGCTAACAAGCCACAAGACGCAAGTAATCAACCAATAGTAAAGACTACTATGAGACTTAGTAAAGATGGTAAATGGTTTATTCATGATACTATTATCCGTAACATCAAACCTGTATCATACCTTAACAAGGTCTTACAACAAGAGCTAGACATAGAGGATTCTTCCCTCTATAAGAAGCTAAAGGAGAATAAACAATGAAAGAATACAATGGCTATTTCAGCCACTGTCCCTTCTGCAAGAAGGAAGACATAGAAGAGCTAGCAACTCTTGTATATACAAAGGGGACTACAAGATGACTTCTGGAGAAGGATCTTTTCTCCTTTGGTCTATACTCTTATTCATCCTTGGTCTTTACATAGGACTAATATTAAAGTAACATAGCCCTAGACAGCACTTATAGGTTTATTCACCTTTACCTATAAGTAAAACCTGTGGTGGTTTCCACTGAAGCAGATAGTTAGGTGCGATAACTCTATCACACCGCAGGGCTGGGGGAAATACATATTATCGTGTACATTACAATGAACAAAGAAGAGTATTGACCACTTTCCCAATAGGCAAGGCTAACCCTATGCGGTGGCTAGGCTTAGTATGGAAGGAGCTACCTAGGGATGGCTTCGCCATCCCTAAGGGGCTACAGCTATATAAACCTTGCGAAAGGCATAGCAGGGGATATGGCAATGGGAAAGCATTAGCAGCAGCTGTGGGCTGCCTCAGCTGCAGTTGACTCGCTGCTGGGCAGTGGGCTTCATAAAGCCAGCATCAAGCTGGCTTTATTCAGCTGCCTGCCAGCATGCAGCTCGATAGCGGCTAGGGCTGCCTAGCCGCCTGCTCGCAGGGCTGCCTGCTCGCCTGCCCCGCCCTTCGGGCGGGGCTAAGAGTGTTATGTTTAGTTATAGCGAGTTTGGTTTGGTTTGTTTTGTGTATGTATCTAGGAGCCCAGGTAATTTTGCTACATTATAGTTTGTATAATTAACAATTGTATATGTTGTAGTTGCGACATGCTTTTATAGTTCTGCTGCTGCTGTATTACTACAGCTTAGCAGGCTGCTCTATAGTGAGTACTATATTTTTTTATTATATATTTTATAAGATACATACCGGAAGCGTTATAAGTATGTTAATTATTATTATTATTTATGGGAAGAAACATTGTACATCCAAGCAAGCGTAAGATCTCTTTGACCCTTAGCGTCCCTATGTTCATCTGGGAGTATGCTAAGTCTAAAGGTTCTGCTCATATGACTGAAATTATTAAGAAAGGTATGTGGGCGAATGAAGCTAATGTTAATGAGTTAACATTGATAGCTATAAAGAAAGACTATGAAGAGAAGATAAATAAACTTCAAAGTATTATTGAGTCTAGAAATGGTTAAGCGTAACTATTTGTATCAGAAGGGTGTTCGTAAAGAGCGTAAAGTTGTGAACGGTGCTAAGGAGATGGGCTGTATAGCGTTCCGTTCTGCTGGTTCACATAGCCCTATTGATGTTACTATCATAGACATATACAGTAAGACTATAAGATTCATTCAGTGTAAGTCCGATTCCATGCCTGAAAGTGCTAAGAAAAGGTTATTGGCTGAATATCCTGAATTAAACACTGAGGAGTTTAAAGTCTCCTTTGAGGTACTATGAAATTAGATCCATGGCAGAAGGAGATCTTGAAGACTAAAGGTAATATTGTTCTTCGTAGTGGTCGTCAAGCTGGTAAAAGTACAATTATTTCTGTCTTGGTTGGCGATTATGCTAAAAAGAATAAGAACAAGTGTGTTTTAGTTATTGCTAGTGTTGAAAGGCAAGCTCAGTTGTTATTTGAAAAGATTTTAGATTATATTTACAAGAATTACAAGGATTACATTAAGAGAGGCAAAGATAAGCCTACCAAATCCAAACTTACTCTAACTAATGGGACTATCATCAGGTGCCTACCTACTGGTCTTAGCGGTTATGGTATTAGGGGTTACACTATTGACTTACTTGTAGCTGATGAAGCTGCTTTCATCAATGATGAAGTTTGGCAAGCTGTGACCCCTATGATTTCTACTAGGATTAAAACTGGTGCTCGAATAGTTTTACTTTCTACTCCCATGGGTAAAGATGGTTATTTTTATAGATGTTTTAATGATCCTAGTTTTACTACCTTCCATGTGTCTTCTGAAGACTGTCCTAGGATTTCCGAAGAGTTTTTAGCTCAGGAAAAGATTAGAATGAGTGAATTAGAGTATGCTCAAGAATATTTAGGTGAATTTGTTGATGAGATTAGGCAACTGTTCTCTAATGAATTAATACGGTCATGCATGACTCCTAGGGCAGGTTTAGTCCTCTTTTCCTCCCTAGGGTCTAATTATCTAGGAATAGATGTTGCAAGGAAAGGTAAGGATGACACTGTGCTCTTTTCTCTAAAGAAAATCAAAAGAAGAGACAGAGAACCTATGCTTCAAATGCTTGACATGTATATCCCTGGTAAACAAACTGTAACTGACACTGTTCGAGATGTTAAGACTATAGATTTGAGATATAAATTCAAAAGAATTTACATAGATGATGGGGGTTTAGGAGTAGGTGTCTTTGATCCTTTAGTTGAAGATGCACAAACTAAAAGAAAAGTCATTGCAATCAACAATTCTTCTAGACAAATAGAGCGAGATGGTTCTAGATCTAAAAAATTATTGAAAGAAGATCTATACAATAATCTTTTAGTTTTAATGGAGAGAGGTAACATTAAATTCTTCGAAGATGAAGAGATTTTCTTATCTCTCAAATCTGTCCAGGCTGAGTATATCAATGGTAAACTTCGAATCTTTGGTAACTATACTCACATTGTTGAAGCAATAATTCGTGCCGCTTGGTGCGTGAAAGACAAAAGTTTAAATATCTGGATAAGGTAGTATATAACATGGTAGACAGTGGAATATTCGCAACGACTGCAGAAGTCGCAAGAAAAGCAGGTGCTAATGCTTCGGCAACTTCAGTAGCAGAAGCTTATGTAAATGATTATATGACTCAAGTTGAAGCATACATTAACACAGTAACTCGTGTAAATTATTCAGACAGTTACTCTGGGTTAAATGTTGACAAAAAAGGGATACTTAAAGAAGTCGCCTCAAACTTAGCAGCTATATATGTCATCAATTATGACATGAGCGGTTTTAACTCACTAGCAGAAGCTAAAGCAATGGTAGACTTACTAAGAGATGGAGCAATGAGAGGTTTAGCTTTACTGAAAGATAAGAACCATACGGACTTTATAGATGACTCATGACTTTAACAGATTTCCGGAACTTGTAGGTGAAGGTCTTGACCTTTACTATTGGGACAGTCCTCATAAACAAATCTTTGAGGACTTCACTGCAAAAGTTATGAAAGTACACGATGGAGATACTATCACAGTAACTTGGGATGAAAGAGATTTCCCTTTCCCAATCAGATTCAATAACCTGGCTGCACCAGAACTTAACGAAACTGGTGGACATAAAAGTCAAAGATGGTTAGAGAAACAGTTGTTAGGTAAAACTGTAGAAGTTATAGTTGACCCTAATAACAGGGTAGAGAAATGGGGCAGATTGTTAGGACAAGTGTTGGTTGGTGGAATAGATGTTGCAGAATTAAGTGTTATAGCTGGACATGGTGTTCCATGGTCTCAGCGAAAAGAAGGGGTCATAGACTTTAACATAGGAGAGTTTGCATAATGGCAATGGGCACAATATTTAGGGAACAGTCAAGTGAAAATGTTTTCACATATGGGTTAGACGAAGCTGCGTTAGGAACAGGTTATATAAATTTATACCTAGCAAAGTCTAGTGGTTACTTAGCTACACCTAACCAAGTTTATTCTGGAACAATTCATACTGATGGAAGTTGGAGCGGGGCTGGTCCTATCACTGTACATGATTTAGACTTTGACATTCCTATCTACAAACAAACTACTATCAAAGGAGTAGTTCATGCTAACGCTCACGCATTTTATACTGAAAATTCTGCAGGAACAACAAGAAATTGTAGAATAGATTTAATTGTAAGAACTTGGGATGGTGCAACTGAAACGGATTTAGTAACTTGTACAGGTAATACTGTAGCAATGACACATGGTGGTAATGATAATATGAGTGCTAATGGTACAATTCCAAACACAATCTTAAAAGCTGGAACTACTTTAAGGTTAACAGTACACATGATAGTTATTAATAGTCAAGGTGGTGAATCAGGAGAACTTGACATCAAACATGACCCTCAAAATAGAGCAGGTATATTTGGTGCTAATGTAGAAAGTAGATCAGTTATACATCTGCCAATCAAGATAGTGGAGTAAAAATGTCAGAATTAAAAATAGGAAGTGGGATAACTGGAGATTTAACTAATACGGGAACAGATTTCTCTGTAGCTCCTGTTACTACAGACGCAGCTGGAGAACAAGAAGAAACTGAATATACTAATGCTAGGTGGTCTCAACAGTTAGGTTACTATAAAACTATTCCAGAGTTACAAGCTGCTATCGATGCTAAAGCAACTTGGACTGTTGGAAAAGGTTTTACTTCTAACGAAATTACAGAGTTAGCTTTAATGCAAATTACTGGTTTTGGTGTAGATACTTTTAATACAATCCTTGAAAACATGATTAGAACTTACCACATTAGCGGAGATTCTTTTGCTGAAATAATTAGAGACGATGATGGACAGTTAATCAACCTCAAAGCTCTTGATCCTGGAACTATCGTTACAGTTGCAAACAACAAAGGTCTGATAAAGAAATATAAACAGACTTCTAAAATCAATGGTGTTAAAGATAAAGAGTTCCAACCTGAACAAATATTACACTTCTCTAGGAATAGAGTTGCTGACGAAATCCATGGGATTTCTCTGATAGATGCTGTTGAGTGGATTATCCTTGCAAGAAATGAAGCTATGGAAACTCAAAAGATTGTCATCAAAAGATATGGTAAACCTATCATAGTCTACAAGTTAGATACTGACATAGATGCAGAGATTGATGCTTTCAAAGTCAAAGCTGACAATGCTAGTGATAAAGGTGAAAATATATTTATCCCTCAAGGTGCTGTAGAATTTGAAGTTTTAAGTGTTGCTAACAATGCAACTTTAAGTGCTTTACCTTGGATTCAATTCTTAAATAATTCGTTCTTCCAGGCTTGTGGAGTACCTCAAATTATTGTAGGTGGTAGTCAAGAGTTTACCGAAGCTACTGCTAAGATTGCATACTTAGCATTTGAACAAACTATTGAAGAAGAACAGTTGTATATTGAAGAACAAGTTTTAGCTCAATTAAATTTAGAAATAGAATTAGACTTCCCTGCAAGTTTAGAGAATGAATTGTTAAGTGATAAAGCTAAGAGTGAAACTACCCAAGCTTCTACGCCTGAGGATACGAATGTACAGGGTGTAGGTTTAGGGAGGACTGCATAATGGTAAGATCAACATTCAAAAGAGCTAAAGGTGCTAAAGGTGCTGAAGATGTAAATAAAAAAATGGAAGAGCCAAAGAAAGCTCCTAGAACTTTTAAGGGAGAAGGTATTAGGGTTGAAACTCCTGAACAATTTCAAGAAAGGAAAGATGCTTTCATAGGTCCAACTAAACCTTTTACTCCACCTGAGCAAGAAGTTGCTGGTCCACCTTCTCCAGAAGTACCTCTGCAACAACCTGTAACATCAGAAGATCCAGACTTATTTGATAAAACTGTAGAGTTTCTAAAAGAAAAAGCTGCTCCTATTAATGAAGCTTTTGGACAAGGGGACTTTGAAACCATAGCTGAAAGAGACCCTGAAAGAACTAAACAAGTATTAGGAGCAGTTGTAGATGTAGGATTAGCTGGAGCAGGAGGTTCACTTGGTAGAATTTTATATGGTTCTGCGAAAACTGCAGGGATTGCAAACCAAATGACAAAAGCTTCCTCTATAGCTACAAAAGGAAGTCATTACCTTACACCTGTAATGAAAGCCTCAAAGGGAGTGTTAAAAGCACAACCTGGATCTGTAGGAAAAATACTTGTAAATAGTAAAACTGCAAGATTACAAACTAATTGGTTAAGCAACTTTTTTGCTGGACACAGATATGCAAAAATTCTGACAGGTTTAGTATTAGGTACAATAGCAGGAAGCTCTCTTGGTACAAAAACCATGGGAGCTTGGGCTACTGGAGAAGATATAGAAGGTGTTGGCCATAATTATGACAAAGCTATAGAATTAGGTAGAGATGATATAGCTCAAGAAATGGAAGAATTAATGATTGAATTAACAGAGGAGAATCTTTGGGAAAAAATTAAAGATTGGATTCCAATATATGGTATGAAAGAAGAAGTTATTTTAGCAAAAATAACAAATGCTAGAGCTAAAATGGAATTAGCTATGGAAGAAAGACAACAAACTACTGAAGGAGGAGATCAACTATTAACAGATATAAGTGGACTTGATATTGAAAACATGACTGTTGCAGAATTTGAAGCTTTATCATTTCCTCAACAACAAGCAATAAGCCAAAGTTTGAAAGAGCCTAGTGAATTTGAAAAAGATAGGACTAGGGAAGATGAGTTCACTGCTGCTGCTCAAGAAGTGGCAAAGCAGAAAGCGGAGAGAAATAAATGATAGAATCTTACTTAATGCAATATGGTGTACTAGGAGCTTGGACAGCTTCTTTGGTTGCAGAGAGATATTTACATAATAAGAAGATGGATAAAGTTGTAGAAAATAATACAATAGCACTGACTAAGGTGCATGAGGTAATGACAAAATGTCAGAAATAAATAATAATGAAACGAAAGTCGAAGAAACTAACCCTGTGGCAAAGGCTAAAGCTGTTATCGAAGAGCTTAGGCAAGAAAACACAAGGCGAGAAGAAATCCTCAAAAGGGAAGAGGAAATAACTGCTAGGAATATGCTATCAGGTCAGTCGTCAGCTGGACAAGTACCAGCTCAAACAAAAGAAGAAACTCCTAAGGAGTATGCTCAAAGAATTATGGAAGGTAGAAAATGATTGAAGACACAGAAGATTTAGGATTAAAGATTGCTGAGAGTCCTGAAGAGAAACTTGTTACTGTTTCTATTGAAGGTGCAGAAGAATCTATTAGGCACATGGAACTTGAACTTGAAGTTAAAAAAGTTATGCTAAATTACCTTCGTGGTAAAAAACTAAGAATGGGAGAGAAAGGGAAAACTTAAATAATATCTCCCCTTTAAATATAGCATGGCACTTGAAACAACATTGGTTTACGAGACTTCTCCGCCTATTCCTTTTACCTGTGCAGATGGTACTGGAATTGAGAAAGGAGCAGTTTTATTGTTATCCGATCCTATGACTGCTGCAACTACTACAGGCGACACTGATGCTTGTGCTGGTATTGCTGCGGAAGAAAAGATCGCTAACGATGGTAGGACTCAACTTCCTGTTTACAGAGAAGGAATCTTTAAAGGATTTGCTGGACTTGCAGGCGTAACTGTAGGTATGGGAATCATCACAGATACAGCAACAGGTGCTGCAAATGAACTTGTTGATGCGGATGTAAATTCTGAACACATTGTAGGTATTGCATTAGAAACAGCAACAGATGGAGAATCATTCTTATTTGAATTGAAACCATTAGGGTTACAACTAGCATAGAGGTATAAAATAAAATGGCAGCTAAAACAGCAGGACAAGCGGACATCAGAGGCATTGACATACACAAGCTAGTTGAAGGTTTCGCAGAGGAAGGTATTATTCTTAAGAACTTTTGTAGAGTCTCCAAGACTTCAGCAAGAGAAATCAGATGGTACCAAAAGACAGAAGGATTTTTAACAGGACCAACTACAACAGCAATCACTACATCATTGATTGGTAACACAGCATCTAAAGCTTTACCAGTTGCAGTTGAACCTAGTTATACAAGGAACACTTCTTATGTAAGAAAGTTCTTTGCAGAGAGTCCATTAATTTCAACAGAAGATCTTAAAGATTCTGATCCAGACATTTGGGCTGATATGTTAAGGGATTTACCAAGGGCAGTTAATTATCAGATAGATACAAGAATCTATGCTGAACTAACCTCAGCAGGTGCACAAACTGCTGCAGCTACTCAAGACGGTTGGGATGACACAGCTACTGGAGATCCTATCTTAGACTTCTTAACAGCTAAACAAAAGATCAGAGCTAAAGGCTATGACACTCAGGGAATGATTTGTTACATTAATTCCATTGAAGAAAAGAATTTACTACACTGGTTAATTTCAGTTAAAGGTTCTAGTATTCCAAACTTCTCTAGTGACAAAGTACAATCTGGTTTACTGATGGAGTTGTTAGGTGTAAAAGTTGTAGTTTCAGAGAACGCAACAACTGACCAAGCAGTTTTCTTTATTCCACAGAAAGCTGTAGTATGGAAAGAGTTTACGCCTTTACAGACAGCTGTTATTGACGACCCTGGAATTGGTAAGAAAGTAAGAGTATGGGCAGAAGGGGAAGCAATTAGACCTAACCCGAATGCGGTGTATGTTCTAACTGATACGGTGACTTAAACATGACAGGACAACGAGATGAAACTAGGAAACATGAATACACTGTAACTAACATCACAGTAGATAGAGCTTTGAATTGTAATGAGAATGATGACTTAGCAACAGCTGATGTCTTAGGAACATTAATTCAAGATCTAATCGAAAGAGGCGTTATTAGTGGGAGTGTTTCATAATGGCAGCTGGAGATTTAACAGCAACTACGCCTGTACATTGTGCAAGCTCTGGTGCTATTAAGACTGCAGTCGATGCTTTAAACTTGGCAGCAGCTACTGACTTTATTATGGTTGTACCTGTTCCAGGTAGACAAGATAACTGGATTGTCTTTAAAGTTGAGCGTGAATAAACCAAAACCTTTTTATTTTTCTTTTACTTTATTTTTTACATGGCAATTTCTGGAACAAAAGGAACTAGGGCAGTCTTAACAAGATACCCTATAACATCAGGCTTAACTGCTGAGACTACTAGGACTTATGATAGACAGATTAATCTAGTCCCTACAAAAGGATCTCTCGTCGCTAGGAGAAAGAAAGTAGGATTATAATGGCAACAAAAAAAACCAGAACTACTAAAGGTTTACTTAGAAGTATGAAGTCTAAGCCAGAAGTTAGAACTGCTATAGGTACTGACATATATATTCCTAATAAATCTGGTACAGCTGTTAAGACTGAGCTTCGTATTGTAAATATCAGTGGCAATCCTTGGACTAACTATGGTGCACTAACACATGAAGCTCCTGTAACTTTCAATGATACAGCTGAGTTTAATGATCTAACAACTTTCAACAAAACTATAACTGTCGACCAAGACTTAGATGCATCTGCTATAGTAGTAGATTCTGAATCAACTACTGCTGATGTTATAGACATTTCTGACGCTGCTACAACTACTGGAAGAATAATAAATATCTTAAGTCCATTAACTACCACTGGTCATATCATTAACTTAAGTCAAGCTAACAAACTCACAGCTGGAAGGATGATAACTATGTATACAAATAGTTTCAACTCTTCTACTAGATTCTTACAATATATATTCAATGACCACACAGGATCAACAGGTTGTACTCCTTTAGTCATCAGACAGGATGCAGCACAGAGAGCTTTCTTCATAGACCAGAATGGTAATAATAACTCTATTCAAATAGACTCTGAAGCAACAACTAATGCTGTAATACAAATAAATCTCCCTAAAAATACTACAGCCCCTGTAATACAAATCCAAAACTGTGATGCACTCACAACAGGTGCAGCTTTAAGAGTTCACTCCAATAGTTCTAGTACAAGTACAAGAAACATAGGCTCTTTTCTCCAAGCTAACGCTTCTGCAGCAAACGCTACAGCTTTATTTATAGATCAAAAAGCAGATAGAAGAGCTCTTCATATTAACCAAGATGGAAATGCACAAGCTATTAGAATTGAAGCAGATACTACTACAGGAGACATTATATCTTATGAACCTTCCTCAATTACAACAGGAAGAGCATTTGCTATGACTGGAGCAAATGCTTTAACTACTGGTAAGATTATGAGTTTACAATCTAACTCTTCTGATACAAGCACAAGAGATTTAGTCTTAATTCAAAACAATGCTGGACTAGCTACTGGTGCCACTGTTTTAAATTTAAGACAAGATGCTGCACAAAGAGCTTTATACATAGATCACAATGGTACTTCTGGCAACTCTATCAAAATAGATCAAGCTGGTAATAGTCCTAATACAACTTGGGCAATAGATATTCTTAACAACAATGCAGGAGCTGGTGTTCCTGGAGGAATAGACTTTGGTTCTTTCTCTCAAGATGAACCTATCTTAAATGCTAGAGATGATGCTATCACTGCAACAGGTACAATCAGTAAACAGATAGCAGTAGAAATTGGAGGAACTATTTATTACTTAGTAGCTTATACTCATGGAACTTAAAACAGAATCATTCAAGAAAGTTATCAATCCTGATAACAACGAGACAGAATATGAAATTACAACAACTTATGAAGAGACTCATACTACCACTTTAACTATTCCTCAACTTGAGGCTAGAAAAGCTAATCATCAAGCTGAGATAGATAAACTAAATACTAAGATTTCTGATTTAGAGAAGTTATAATTCTATCCCCTACTTAGTAGGAGGGAAAGGTTTATATAGTTCTACCACTACCACTAGTATAT